GCTACCTTTCCAGCACAGACTGGAATACCTTCAATAACAAAACATCAAACACTGGTACTGTGACCAGCATAACCGCCGGTACTTATCTTACTGGTGGAACGATTACTACCAGTGGCACTATTACGGTTGACGCCACATCCCTTAACACCGCTTCAAAAGTTGTTGCGAGAGATGCGAGCGGTGATTTTAGCGCCGGAACTATAACTGCGTCTCTTTCCGGTAATGCAACGACTGCGGATGCTTGGTCTACAGCAAGAACCCTTTCCTTCACAGGTGATGCTACGGGTTCCGGTTCTGTGGACGGTTCTGCTAATGTCGCAACCGCTTTGACTTTAGCAAATACCGCAGTATCGGCAGGCTCATACACCAATGCTAGTATCACTGTAGATGCTAAGGGACGCCTGACTGCTGCCTCCAGCGGAACCGCGCCAGTAACAAGCGTTACCGGAACCGCCCCAATCGCATCCTCTGGAGGCGCAACTCCGGCGATCAGCATAAGCCAAGCTACGACATCAACTGACGGCTATCTTTCCAGCACAGACTGGAATACCTTCAATAACAAAACGTCAAACACTGGCACGGTTACAAGCGTTGACGGGTCGGGCGGTTCAACTGGCCTGACTGTGAGTGGCGGACCAATAACTTCGTCTGGTACGCTAACTCTTGGTGGAACTCTTGCTGTAACAAGTGGGGGCACGGGGCTTACCACTACCACAACCGGAGACCTTCTGTATTCTTCTGCCACAAATACTTTGTCTAAGCTCGGTATTGGTACAAACGGTCAGGCTTTGGTTGTCAGTGGCGGTTTACCTTCTTGGCAAGCCATATCGGCAAGCCCCGGTGGGTCAGATACACAGATACAGTACAATAACAGCGGTTCTTTCGCCGGGTCTTCCAACTTTGTCTTTGACTACACCAACAGTCGCGTCGGTATTAATACTAGCTCTCCAACACAAGCGCTTGATGTCAACGGTAATGTTATTGTTAGTGGCGATGTTAATGTTGGTGGCAGCCTTGTGAACATTAAGCCTGCAAATGGTTCTACAGACACATGTTCATTGCAAATAGGCGAGACCCGTACTGGAAATGGTTATAGTCTTATAGACTTAGTTGGTGACGCCACATACACAGATTATGGCGCGAGAATTATTCGCACGAACACTGGGGCGAACGCATCTACTCAGATGTATCACCGTGGTACAGGAGATTTATATTTTATTGCAGTAGAGGCTGCTCCTATAGCTTTCCAAACAAGTAGCATTGAGCGTATGCGCATCACCAGCTCAGGCGACGTCGGTATAGGAACATCGTCTCCAGCCCAGAAGCTATCCGTAGCGGGTACTGTAGAAAGCACCACTGGCGGCTTTAAGTTCCCCGATGGGACGACGCAAACTACAGCGGCAAGTAGTAGCGGAATAGATGTTCAGGAATTCACAAGCTCTGGCACATGGAATAAGCCGTCTGGATTTGATGCTGACAGTCGTGTTTTGATCCAGATATGGAGCGGTGGCTCAAGCGGCTGTTTAGTTACTAGCAGCCAGATGAAGGCAGGAGGTGGCGGCGGGTATTTGCCGCTGTGGAAATATTTATCTGACCTCCCTGCATCAGCTACAATAACTGTCGGTGCTGGTGGTGCTGCTGTAACAAGTGCTTCGTGGAATGGTAATAATGGAGGTTCTTCAAGTGCCTTTGGATATACAGTATATGGAGGCTACGGTAGTACTTACAGCTCTTCTGGGAGTGGCGGTTTTTGGGGTAGTTTTTGGACAGAAAGCACATCTTTTTCAGGTGGTCGCGGCGCTGACTCATCCAGCGGATACTACGCATACGCCTCTATCTGGGGTGGCGGCGGCGGTGGTGCCTATAGTACTTATAACGCAGGCGGCATGAGTGCTAACGGAGGTAACGGTGGAGATGGGCCATCTAGTCCGGGGCAGCCGGGGAGTGACGGCTCAGTACCCGGCGGCGCTGGCGGATCGGGTTGGTCTACTACTTCTGGCGCAGGTGGAGATGGGATGGTAATTGTTACAGTTTTCCCTAAATAAGGAATGTATAATATGACACATGTAACTAAACTTATTGTTGATCCAAATGAAAACATTGTAAAAAATGTTATAGTGTTTGACCATGATAATATTTGGACACCTCCAGATGGTATGCTTGTAATTGACGCTCCATCCAGCGGCAATGTAGGCATAAATTGGATTTATGATCCAGTTAGTCAAACTTTTTCTAGGCCTCCTGAATGGGATGAAAATCCAATTCCAGAGTCGGATCCTGATCCCCAACCGTAATACCAATTTACTTTTGTCATCGACAACATGTAGGAGCCACTAAGGAGTTTAACATGGCTACCACTATCGCTTGGCTCGTCCAGCAGATGGACTGCTACCCGACCGCTGAAGGCGAGACGGATGTTGTCTTCACTGTGCATTGGCGCGTCAACGGCGTTGACGGCGAGTATGCTGGCACGTCATATGGTACACAGCCCGTCACTTACGAGGCGGGGGCGCCATTCACCCCATACGCTGATCTGACGCAGGATCAAGTTATCGGGTGGGTAAAGGATGCTATGGGGCCAGAACAGGTCGCAAGCATTGAAGAAAACGTGGAGAAGCAGATACAGGACCAAATCAACCCTCCTGTCGTCTCTCCTCCACTTCCTTGGTAGAGGGTATTATGGAAAAAGAAGAGGTTAAGCTGTCCATTGAGCTTACTGTAGATCAGTGGAATGTTGTCATAAATGCTGTAGCTCAAAGGCCTTTTGCAGAGGTATCCGGACTTATTCAAATAATGCAGGCGCAGGCTATAAGCCAGTTACCGCCCCCTGAAGATGTGGAAGAAAAGCCAGAAAAGTAATTTTTGGCATTACAACACATGCTTTACACAGCATCAGGTTCTTTGCCAAAGCACATATACGTATCGGTAGAAGGTTCCTTTATAGGGTCTTCAGAAAATTGCGATGCAGTGTGGTTTGGACTGCACAGCCATGTAGGCAGGGTATGGGGATGCACCGTTTTACTGGAAAATGGTGCTGTGTACCGCAATTTACCTCCCCACGCATTGTTTTGGGGTAAATCACCGCAACCTTGGTCGCTTAAACAGTCTCAACTGTGGGATTGTTATAGCCCCCAGTTCTCAACGCATGCTTATACTTATCTGGAGGGATTATCGGCTAAGGCTAAAGTTATGGGGTCAGATATATCATGCAAGTATTTGTTCACAGCTATACCTTTAGGTGACGGTTTTACCGAGGAGCCAACACAAGACAAAGAGTTTATGTTCTTGAGAACCGATCATGGGCGATTAACAATACAACCCACCAACCGAGTGAAGTTTATTGACGCAAGTTTCACTGAAACAGATACAGAATGGCCCAGATTAGAAGTACAAAGCCTTACATACTCGTGTGAAAATTGAGTAATACAAAACAGAACAAAAAAAGAACAATTGGCGGCGTTTTGCTATCTATGCTAACATATCGTTTGGCCAAGAAACATGCTAAACTATTGGCATGGTCGTTTCAGAGTATTAGTGGAGAATATCGGTGGTCCTTGACGCCCAAACTCTTATCAATTTTGGTCTAGCTATAGTTTTAGCTGGGATTGGTTGGTGGGCTAGGGTCGTCTGGGACAGCCTACAGAAGCTCAAAGACGACGTGCATGAAATTGAGATTGATCTACCAAAATCATATGTTTCTAAAAATGAATTTCACGATACAATGAACAGAATTGAAAGCATTGTACAAAAGATTTTTGATAAATTAGACGACAAAATGGACAAGTAATATGTGGGCTGACGCTGAAAACTGGAAAAAAGTTATCGGCGTTGTCACAGCTATTTTCGCTGCTGTTACAGGCGGTTACACCCTATGGGGTAAGGTTTTTCCTCCCGACAAACGTATTCTTGAGTGGGCTCCTACTCACTTTTCTATCAGCAACGGCCCTGCGAATGGTTCTTTTAAGGTGGTTGCTGCGCGTAAAAAGTTCCGAGACGATTGTTCGGTTGAAGGGTTTTTGCTTGAAGTCCGCGACTCGGCTCTTTTTGTTCACAAAGCCAAGTCAAGCATAGCCAAATTCTCTGGCCCGGCTGGGAAGGATATAGACAAGTTCGCGTATTCTATTACAATAGAAAATCCTAAAAAAGTAGCTAAGGGTAGGGCCACACTGCTGGCTCATATTCGGTATAAATGCCCAGAAGGGGAAATTACCGTTAATTACCCTAAACACCCCAATCTTACGTTTATGGTAGAGTAACTATGAAAACTTCTGACGCAGGCGTGGCTCTAATACAAGAATTTGAAGGTCTCCGCCTTACTGCGTATCTTTGCCCAGCAAAAGTCTGGACTATTGGTTACGGTCATACCTCTTCTGCCGGGGAGCCATCTGTCGTTCCGGGCATGAAAATAACGCGCCCCAAGGCAACGCAAATATTAAAATCTGATTTGGATAAATTCGAACGCGGCGTAGAGGGACTTGTAAAGGTTGAGCTTGAACAAAATCAATTTGATGTTCTAGTGAGCTTTGCCTTCAATTGCGGTCTGGGGGCATTGAAAAAGTCTACCCTTCTGAAGCGCGTTAATGCGGGTCGATTTGATGCCGTGCCAGCGGAGCTGATGAAGTGGACAAGAGGCGGTGGAAAGGTGCTGCCGGGGCTTGTGCGACGCCGCCGCGCTGAGTGCGAAATGTGGCGGTCTCTGGATGCGCCCGCTGACGAGGAAGAGGGGCGCGTATCTCCTGATACGCCGGAGGCCAGCAAAAAGATCACTAAATCCAAGGAGGCTAACGCTGCCATTGTTGCAGGCGGCACAGGCGCGGTTGCCGCCATTCAGGAGGTTATTCCGACTCTCCAGCAGGCTAACGGCGTTATTTCTGGGCTTTCAGAGGCTCTCGGTAAGCCAGCGGTGATTGCGTTCATTGTCATTGCCGTTGCCGCCGCTGGCATCTGGTATTGGCGCAAGCAGCGTCTGGATGAGGAGGCTTCGTGATGACTACTGCTATAGCAATGTCTCTTGGCGAGGCGATAGGTATATCGCTAACCCTTTGCGTTATTGCTCTGTTGATCTGGAGCAAATGATGCTAATGAACTGGTTTGTAAGCCCAATTATGCGTTGGGCTGCGGCAATCTTTGGGCTTTTGGGCGCTGTTGCCGTGATCTACGGCCGCGGTAAACGTGCCGCAAGAAAGAAGATTGAGGCAGAAAACAATGCTGACATACTCAAAAGGACGCAGGACGCTATTTCTGCTGGCGATGCTGTCAGCCGTGATCCCAGCCGGTTGCGCGAAAATGACGGGCATCGCCGCGACTAATTCGGCTGTTTGTGACGTCTGGAAGCCAATTACATGGTCAAAAAAAGACACAGATCAGACTATTGTTGAGGTTAAGGTCAGCAACGCTCGCCGTCAGGGGTGGTGCAAAAGCGGCAAATGAATGATATTATTAGCCGTTAGCGGAGAATTTTATGACCACCGGCCTGACCTACTCGACCTACAAAACCCAAGTTGCGACAATGGCCGTCGTCGAGGAGACGAACGCCGAGTTTCTGATTATCCTGCCGCAAGCAATTACATACGCTGAAAACAGAATTTATCGCGATCTGGATCTGCTGCAGACGTCGACCTCGGTCACTGGATACCAGTTGGCGAACGGAACACGCACGATTACTGTCCCTGCGGGTACTTTGGTTGTATCTGAGCAGATCAACGTTATCACGCCCGCGGGAACGTCGGATCCGGACGCTGGGACGAGGAACGCCCTCCTACCAGCAACGAAGGAATTTCTGGACAGTGTTTATGGCTCGTCTTCCGCTACGGGATTGCCAAAGTATTTTGCGCCCTTCAACGACAATCTTTTCTATGTCGGCCCCTTCTCTGACGACACTTACTATGTTGAGATTGTAGGAAAGCAGCGCCCGGCCAGTCTCTCTGTAAGCAACACGACGACATTCATTTCGGACTATCTCCCAGACCTCTTCGTTATGGCCAGCATGGTCTATATATCTGCCTATCAACGGAACTTTGGTCGACAGTCTGATGACCCTGCTATGGCCCAGAGCTATGAAAGTCAGTATCAGGCACTTCTAAAGGGCGCTCTTGCCGAAGAATTTAGGAAAAAATTTGAGGCGGCCGCGTGGTCATCCCAATCCCCATCCCCTACTGCTACTCCAACGAGGTAATGAATGCCGCATTCTGCATTCAAAATATTGCCGGGGGTAGATCAAAATAAAACCCCGGCATTAAATGAGGCGGCCGTCTCAGAAAGCCAGTTAATTCGTTTTATTCCGGACAGAACACTTGGCGGTCTGATTCAAAAACTGGGCGGCTGGAGTAAATATTTTGGCAACACAACGGGTTCTATAGTCCGCTGCCTATGGGCTTGGGAAGACACTAATGCCAATTCTTATCTTGGTGTTGGGTCAGAGGGGGATGCTCTTTCTGCTTCTACCGGCGCTCTCCAAGTTATTGAGAGCGGTACGGCGACAGACATTACGCCCCAGCAAACCACTGTTGATATTGCCGTTAGTTTTTCTACAACCGCGGGAAGCAACGAAGTTATCATAACCGATACCGGCAGGAACGCCGACAACTACGACGCGATATACATAAAAACTCCGGTAAGTGTTGGCGGACTTGTTCTTTTTGGGCAATACAGAGTGTATAATCCGGGGGGAGCAGCTAACACTTACCGCATATACGCTACAGACGCCTTAAATGAGCCAGCCTTAGCCACGTCTACCGTAGCTAATGGCGGAGCTGTCCCCGAGTTTGATACAACAAACGGAAGCACGTTTGTATCGATAACTCTTGCTGATCATGGCTATTCCATAGGCTCTACTTTTCCTGTTCTTGTTGCCTCTACCGTTGGCGGAATAACTCTCACTGGAAATTATATTGTTACCGAAATAACGTCTTCTGACGTATTTGTCATATCTGGTACATCAGAAGCAACTTCTACAGCGAACGCTTTTATGAATAGCGGTAATCTTTACGCTATTTTTTACAACGGAATTGGACCTATTCCTGCGGGGACAGGGTACGGCATCGGGGGGTATGGGCTTGGGGGGTATGGTACCGGCACGTCGCCTACCGCAGGTACCGGTACGCCGATAACTGCTACTGATTGGACCTTGGATAATTGGGGAGAAAACCTCATCTCGTGCCCACTTAATGGGCCGATCTACAATTGGTCCCCTACCGCCGGAGACCCCGTTGCCGTTGTCATCCCCGGAGCACCTCCAGTCAATGACGGCATTTTTGTTGCCATGCCGCAAAGACAAATCATTGCGTGGGGCTCAACTTTCACGGGGGTTAAGGACCCCCTGCTAGTCCGTTGGTGCGACGTAAACGATTATGATGTTTGGACAGCCTTAATAACTAATCAGGCTGGCTCATACCGCATTCCAAAAGGCTCGCGCATCGTTCAATGCATTCAAGGTCCCCAACAAAGTCTCATATGGACAGACATTGGTGTGTGGGCCATGCAATATGTTGGGCCACCATATGTTTATCAATTCAACGAGCTTGGTAGCGGATGCGGGCTTATAGGTCGCAAGGCGGCGACATCTATTGGTGGTGTTGTATATTGGATGGGTCCAAGTCAATTTTATAGACTTTCTGGTGGGGGAGTTGAACCTATCCCTTGCCCAGTATGGGACGTTATTTTCCAAGATTTAGATACCGATAATTTAGATAAAATAAGAGTTGCCCCAAACAGTAGGTTTGGCGAAATTGCTTGGTATTTTCCAACTTTATCTAATGGGGGCGAAAACGAAGGGTATGTAAAATACAATGTAATACTTAACCAATGGGATTACGGATTTAATACAGACGAAAATCCATATGTAGCCCGTTCTGCTTGGATTAACGAGAGTGTTCTTGGTCCCCCAATAGGTTCCGGGCTTGATCAGTATCTTTATCAGCATGAGACATCAACTGACGCGGATACGCGCCCAATGACGTCTTCTTTTCAGACCGGTTACTTTGCCATGACTGATGCGGACGTTAAAATGTTTGTTGATCAAATATGGCCGGATATGAAGTGGGGATATTACAACGGTTCTCAAGGAGCAAACGTAAAAATAACTTTTTATACGGCCGATTATCCCGGAGATACCCCCATTACTCACGGCCCGTACGTAATGACTAACTCGACAAAGTTTATAACTCCAAGAATACGAGGGAGGCTCGTTTCTATTAAGGTTGAGAGTAGCGACATTGGGTCGTTTTGGCGGCTTGGTAATATACGCTATCGTTCGCAGATTGACGGGAAATACTAATGGCCGCGTCTCTTGATGACATTCTAACAACACAAAAGAACGGCGTTATTGCGATCAATAACATCGGTATTGCGGCGACCG